CTGCCACCATGCCAGAGCCTAAAACCCGCCTTTACTGATCAACATGCCTTCACGATAAACCGGTAGCGATTAGCGTTAACCGGTTTTGAGGCGTCCGGGGGTATGGGGGCCCCCCCCATGGTGACTCTCTCCCCGCTAAAATCTTAATTGTCGTCAAAGCCTTTGCTTGTTGACAATCTATACATCGTATCAAGTAGGCGACATTCTCAGCGGCTATAGCTCCAAACGAAGCGGCTGCCGCGCCAGTCGCTAGCAATGCTTTTTTTAACGCTCCTTCGAGTTTTGCCCCCTTGGTGGTTCCTGCGTGCTTGGCAATCATCGCCCGCGCTCCCCAAGCTTCTGCATCCAATCCTGCCAGTGCTGCCATTAATGCTTGATCTTCCGGGCTGCATGTTTTCCTTCCGCTTTTCCAGTCGCTGATAACCGTATTGGCTACCTCTAGTTCCTGCGCTAGAGCTTTGCCGCTTCCTGCCGCTTTGCTGGCCCTGTCTATCAATTCATCCAAGTAATCGGGTTTCATATTTGGCCTATTCACTTTTTGGTGTATTATTCGCTCGAATTCACTATTTTGTGAATTTCTAAACCTCTCGCCTTGACAGGCCCCATTTTCTCAGGAATGACCCATGATCACAATCGCAATCACCTCTCCCGAAATCCGCGAAATGAAGGGCATTGGCAAAACGTCCGGCAAGCCTTATCACATGCGTATCCAAACCGCGCACGCTTTCACGGTTTCCCCTGATGGCGTTCTGGCTGAGTTTCCCGATAAATTCGAAATTGCTCTTGACGAGGGACAACTTCCCTACGCTCGCGGCAAATATCACCTTGCTGACTCTTCCGTCATGGTTTCCCGCGATGCTCGCTTAGAGGTCCGTCCCCGCCTCGTTCCTGCTGTTGCCCCTGCTGCCAAGTAAGGCGCTGCCATGTCTCCCGCTGATGTTGTCCAAATTAACCATGTGGCACGGCTGGCGGTTCTCGCCATGTGTGCGCGTGGTGTCGCCGGTGCAGAGTTCGATCAGTCGCCCGAAATTACCGAAATTCGTTTCGTTGTCTCCCGTTTCGATGGTTCTGAAATGCCTGTTGATGTGGAATATATCGGGTCGCATTCCATGCCAGTCGGGGGGATGAGCCTGTGAGCTTCCCATTTTCTGCCCGCCTCCCCAGTGGTCAGGTGCGCCCCTTTGCTCATGCTGTCGTTTTCAATGCCTACCTAGAGCAATGGCCTGATGCCGAATTTCTCAAGGTTTGGCCGACTCCGTATTGCTGCCTGATTCAAGCCAAAACCGCGCCTTTCTGATCATGCAAGCCCTCGCCCCTGCTTTCTGTGCCCCCTCACTGCCTCGCAGCTTGGGCGGCATTCACAAGCCCTCTGCACTCCCTCTCTCCGCTTTCGCTCCTGCTCGCAAACAAGCTGAGGCGTTCGCGTCTGCGGCTGTTGCAGTCGATGGCCGGGGCGAGCGCAGCGAGACCGGGGCGGCGGCTGCGGGGCTTGTCCCATTTAAAACAACTCGCCAGTGCGGGTTTACCTCTGAAATTTCATTCGCTAAACCCATCGTGGCCGAGCGCCGAATCAATCGCCTTAAACGTTCCGTGTGGGCTTCTGGACACCTTCACGGACTTGCGGAAAACGGCTTCAGGCCCTCTAAATGCTGGTTTGTGACCCTGACCTATGCCAAGGCCAATGCTTGGGCTTCTACTCACCTTTCCGAAGCCATCCGGGGCTTTCGTTCATGGTGCAAATCTTCTGGTGTTCCCTGCCGCTATACGTGGGTTGCCGAAATCCAACCGGGTCGGCTGGAACGCACTGGTGAGGCTGTCGTTCACTATCACTTGTTGGCATGGTTGCCGGTCGGTGTTTCCATGCCTCACTGGGACAAAACAACCCGTAAATATGGCGGCACTCGTGAAGCCTTTTGGCTCCATGGGATGACCAATACCCAAATGGCATCTTCAGGGGTCGGCTACCTCATGAAATACCTGTCCAAGTTGGGCGAGTTGACCATTTTTCCAAAGGGTTTGCGCCTCTACGGTATCGGCGGGCTCACTGGTGAAGGTCGGGCGGTTCGTCGTTGGTACAACCTGCCCGAATGGGTGAAATTGTCTGGTGGCGTTGGTGATGTGGTGAAGGTCGGTAACGCCTTCGTCAAGCGCGAAACCGGCGAAATTATCCCCCCGGCGTATTCCGTCAAAAAAACCGCTTGGGGGCTCGTCTTAACTCAACTCCGCGCACTGCCAGAAAAGTTTTTTGATGGCGCGTTTTCAACATTTCCACGTTTTCAAGGGGCTATTTGATGGCTTTCGCATCTGACGCGCAAAGGCGCTGGTTTTTTACTGAGATGGGCGGTTTTGGTGGTGCCAAGGTTGATCGGTTGACGGCCTACAACGCTATTAACCGTGAGGCAGCTGTTCGTGCCCATTATGACGGGCAGGGCTTTTCTGCCGCAGCTGTCGATCGCGCTGTTGAGCGTGCCCGTGAAAACGGATTCGGTGATTTTCAACCCGAGGATACGTCGGGATGGACTGCCAAGCAATGGGCTGAGTTCAAGTGAGATTTCGACTGTTTGACTCCCTCAAGGGGTCAACCGGGTGCAATTTCGCATCATTTTTTTGATTGGAAAATCTATCATGAACAAAACGTTCGCCCGCCTTGGTCTGGTTTCTTTGTTGTCTACAACTGGCGCTGCTTTCGCTGCTGTCCCTGCTGAAGTTACCACCGCAATCGGTGATATGAAAACTGATGCCCTCGTGGTTGCTGGTGCCGTGTTGGTTGCGATCATCGCTGTCGCTGCTATCAAGTTCATTCGCAAGGGTCTGTAATGCCTTCGTTCCAAGTTGGTGATTCCTGCTATTCCTCTGCCCTTTCTGCTGTTCAAGCAATGGCGGCTCGGGAGGTCGGAGGAATGCGCCAAATTGGGACCGCCACGTACGTAGTCGATTCAACCGCGCAAACGGTTAACTCGATTACGTACGTTTTGCGTAATGTTTCGTCAAACGCTGTTGTCACCACAACCGAAACTGTAACGCCTCTCCCCTGTGGCCTTCTGGATACGACTGATGGGCTCCTTATCGCTTGGGGCATAGCGACTGCGTGGCTGATCACTCACGGAATTTTGTTTTTACGTCGAGGGCTTCACGAATGACACCCGGTTTTATTGCCATCATGCTTTGTGTATTGGGGTGCGCGTGGCTTATCGCAAATTCATAGCCTCATTTTTGGCTCTGCTCATCATCAGCACAAACGCAAGCGCGGGCTTTTCGTCCATGCGCCCACCGCCCGGCTATTCTCGCGGTCCCAGTGGTGCGACACAACAACCCGGATGGGGTCCAAGCTACAAACCGGCTCCAGGTGAATTTTACGATTTGGGCAAACAGCAATGGATGACCACTGCCAGCCTGAATACGGGTGGCCGTGAATTAACCGTTCCCGTTGCCATGCCCCTGGCCACTGGTGCAAATGTCGCTTTGGTTGTTGCCACTGCTTTTTCAAGCAATCCCGCTATTTTGTTAGGCACTGCTGCATGGGCTTTGTATCAGGCCTATTTGAGTCAAAAAAAGATAACTGCTTCTGCTGATGGCAGTTTTACACAAACTGTTGACACTATCGACAATTGCACGCCAATGTCTAACCCCCCTGCTCATAGCACGGTTTATGGTTCCGCTGGTTGGTCGGAGTCTTTTAGCTGTTACGCCTTGGGCGCTGTGATGATGTGGGGTTGGATTGTTACTGGTCCTGCTGGTCAAACATGGAAGGAACATGTTAAGGAAGCATTGCCACTGCTCGGCGGTCGTGAAGACCCAATTACACCTCAACAATTGGCAAACGCAATGGCTGATACTCCAATGTCTAAGGAATTGGTTAACGCTTTGCCAATGCCTTTGCCTGTGAATTCGCCCGTTTTGAATCCCGGCACTGATGGAAAACCTAAGGTCCTTCGTGTTCCTCAGGGTTCACCTTCACCAATCCCGTTGCCAAGTCCTAATCCTGACAATCTCCCCCAGTCGTGGAAAACTCCGGTCGTTGATGTCATTCCTTCTCCCACGCCTGACGACCCTTGGCGCGTTGAGACAATTCCTAAAGACATCATCAAAACGGACCCTGCGCCGGTTCCCGACCCGTTCAACCCAAACGCTCCATCGCCTACCCCTGTCACTCCCGCAGACACTGACCCCGGCACGAGTGAGCAAGCCAAACAGCCCGGCTTGTGTGATGAGTACCCCGATATTTTGGCCTGTGCCAAACCAGTTCTTGACACCCCTGATGCTCCTCAGTTGGAAACAAGACCTCACGAGGTGACTTACACGCCGGATGCTGGTTGGGGCTCTGGTGGTGCCTGTCCTGCTCCCCGGCACCTCCCCGGTGCAAACATAGACTTTGAGTTCACCCTAGTGTGTGATTTCATGTCAGGAATAAAACCGGTTTTATTGACGGTTGCCTCGTTGATCGCTGGAATGATCATCATTGGCGCTCGTGGTGGGGCGGCTGAATAATGGGCGCGCTTGGCACTTGGCTGGTGAGTCTTGCGACCCCTGCCGTTTTTGGTGTACTGAAGGCGTTAGGGTTCGGTTTCGTTACCTTCGCTGCGCTCACGGCGGCATTGAATGTCGCTCTGGATGCGGCTCGCTCATCGTGGGGCGGCGTCACTGGTGATCTGCTCGGCCTTCTCCAGTTGGCCGGTTCTGGTACTGCCTTTTCGATCATCGCCGGCGCCATGGTCGCCCGTGTTGCCATTCTGTCGGCCAAAAAACTTCAGGTTCTAGCTTAATGATCACGCTGTTTACGGGCATGCCCGGTGCTGGTAAAACGGCCTCCATGGTCGATTACCTGTCTAAGTTGTCCGGTGATCGTCCCATTTTTGCCGATGGCCTGAACGGGCTCAAAATACCCCATACCCCGTGTGATGCCACCAAATGGCATGATGAGCTTCCGGATGGTGCCATTCTGGTGATTGATGAAGTTCAGCGGGTGTGGCGTCCTCGTGGTTCCGGTGCGAAAGTTCCTGATTCTGTCGCGGCGCTTGAGACGCACAGACACCGCGGAATAGATGTATTCATCACCACGCAGTCACCGCGCCTCATGGATGCCAATGTGCGCGGGCTGGTGGGTCGGCACGTTCACATCAGGGATACAGGTGTTCTGGGTCGGTACTGGTACGAATGGCCTGAATGCAATGATTCCATGCAATGGAAAACGTGTATCAACAAAAAGCGCATTTCTTTACCTAAAAAGAGCTTTGATCTTTACACCTCGGCGTCACTGCATACCGTGCCAGTTCGTGGCGTTCCCCGTGCGCTGATCTATGGCCTTCTGGCGTTGGTGGCCTTCTTTGTTCTGGCGTTTTTTGTGTACCAGATTTACGCTAAAACACAGGCTCCCAAGCCTGATATATCAATCCCTGCTCCTCTTGCTGCTGGTCCTGTTGCTTCTGGTTCTGTTGGTCAATCGCCCGAAATGGTGCTTGCTGTCTATGACCCAACCGCTTTTTATCCTCGTGCATCATCAAAGCCAGAAAGTGCCCCTGCTTATGATCATTTGCGGGTGGTGGTTGCTATGCCGATTGTCTCTGGTGGCATTTGCATGGGAAAAAAATGCAAGTGTCTGACAAATCAGGGGACCGACTCGGGCCTCTCGTCGGACGAGTGTAGAACGTGGATGGAACACCGCCCGTTTAATCCCTACCTTCTGCCCGATGCTCCTGCCGGTGCCCGTGGCCCCGCCAGCGTCCCGCCAGCCGTTCCCTTTCCTCCTGCTTTGCCCGTGGCCGATTTGTCTGCCGGTTACTCTGCCACCATGCCAGAGCCTAAAACCCGCCTTTACTGATCAACATGCCTTCACGATAAACCGGTAGCGATTAGCGTTAACCGGTTTTGAGGCGTCCGGGGGTATGGGGGCCCCCCCCATGGTGACTC